AACCAATCAAACTAAATGATAATAGGTCAGCATCGTTTTCTAAATTTGGATTAGTAGTGTCATAGAATAATGTAGCTTCATATGCTCTGGTGCTAGGATTTGGTAACAATCCTTTTTGTACCATATCATATGATGTTTCTAACCAATCATTATAATTAAAGGTTGTGCTAGGTAATACTACTGTTTTGTTTGCCATGTAGTATGTGTTCTTATATAGAACAATTGTACCTTTGTTATACTTTACATTTTTTTGCCACTCAAGAATATTATTCTGATTTAATATAAAACCTGCTGCGTTAACTTGTCCGTTCCATTCAGCAGTTTTTGTGCCGCGAACATATATTCGTTGTTGGCGTAGACCAGTGATTAGATTGCACAATACATCATTGAATACTGTTTCATTATCAAATATAACAACGTGTTCAATGGTGCTCAAATTGGCTCTAAAGAAACTCATACTATCACCTTGATTCAAAGTTTTAATTTTAAACTCTGTCTCAAGTCTAGATATTGAAAGATCACTCAATGCAATAGGTACTGAGTTTTGATTTAGTATGAAGTTTTCTTTTTGTATAGTTAATGGTTGAACAATTGAGTTTTCTTTGTTTATATGAACTACTCTAGAACATGGGTTAACGTTAATAATACTGCCTGACTCCCAACCAGTTTGTACCCAGTATAGTACTTCAGCTATCATCTGATTCCAACTTAGTTCTAAGCCATTTTCAATATCATCAAACTGCATACCTAAACTAGTTAGATATAGTCCATGCCCTTTGATAAATGTCATCAAGGCATTAATTGATAAAAATTCTTCACCGTAAGGGATAACAACAGTATTAGTGTAGTATGCTTTAGGAACGTTAGCTGATACATTATTCACAGTAATAGTATCGTATCCACCATTATTGATTGGCACCTGAGTTGTAAAGTATAATTTGTTTTGACTATTTCCATATACTTTGTATCCATTGTCAGTTTTTTGAATAATGATAGAACTATATACAATAGTATCAGTTGGTTGGTTGTCATATAACAACACGCTATAACTATCATCAGGTATCAACAAACTATTATTTTTACTGCTTGGGCTACCTTTTTCAACATAGAAATTAACTAAATCTTTATCGGTAAATCCTGCAAGTCTGTATGTTAGGCGAACATCTAAATTTTGAATTAAGGTTTTAATAGTAGTACTACCATTGATACCAAATTGATATAGATAGTCTACCATCCAATTGATATAACTATGTACAGCTACTCCGTCACCATATACATCTAATGTGGTGATGCTATCTCTATATCTGTCATTATATAAGAATTGATTAAACTCTGTATTGAAATTGTACTTGTCTACATCTACACATAATGAAAAGAATTTCGCAGGTTTAAACAATGCAATTAATCGCATCAAATCAAATGGCCATGTGCTACTTTTTAAATAACTATATTCAACTGGGCCCACATCTCCAAAAGTCCAATTATCACTAAACTTACTAGAGTCGTATGAACTTAGTAAAAACTGCAACGGGTCACGTAATTTTCCGGTAGAATCTACAGGTAATATATCTAACAGTTTAGGTCTTACTCTGTTCGGTGCAATATATGGATCACCGTTATTCCATACATATCCGTTAGCAATATCTTGCCACATATATGTGTTATCACTAGTATAAGGTGTCACACCATATCTAGATTCCCACCAAAGAGGTTTAGATGGTAAACCTAACATTTCCCATGGCATGGTATCTGGATTACTAGTATCATATAACCATAAATATATTCCTCTCCAATTGCCTTGTTCAACAGCAGTATTATTAAAATTGAAAGTAGCTTTTTTATAATTATACGTAAATGGATTTGTAGAAGTATATATGTGTTTTGTATAATCAATTCTATTCAACCCTATCCAATTCAAAAATTGAGTAGAATACACTTGTGTGTATTGTTGAATATCAATACCTATATTTCTAAATTGTCCTGGCACTACTTCGTCATATCCAATTGGAATTTTACTACTAATTTTAAGATTATTATAAATTCTAGTTTCGTATTCTAGTAATACTCTATCACGGTAATCATTTAATAATCCATTTTCATATGTACCATATAATTTAGTATATGCGCCATCATGCCCTCTGATAAAATAAGTCGGTGTTACATATGTAGCATCGTATAGTACTTCAGGTACAAACGCTGGATATAAACCTAACTTAGTTGGAGTATTTGGAACAAAGCTACCGTATGTTTGATTATACTCTTTGATAGTTATTGCATCGTTGTTTATTAAAGTTTTAGTGATTGTTAAACTTTTTTCAGTTGTTGAAATAATATAATCAACATCTCTTATTAACTGTGTAGTAACTATTGCCCCGTTTTCTCGTCTAGTTAAGTATACTAATACACCATAATAATTAGCTTGGGTAAAATCATATACTCTGCTTAACTGGTAGATACTTGCCTTTATTTCTGTTTTAAACAAATATGAATTAGTTATGTAAGCATTCTTTGAAGGAATCATATCACTCCAAAAGAATGGATTAGAGTCAATTCTAGTAGAACTAATTCTGTCCAATACATCATCAAGAATATATGCTGAAGAATCTAATGAGTTGTATTCATTATTAGTAAGAGTATTCAATAATAATGCTTTAAATTTTTGATATTCGTTTGCATTGTAACTTAGTGCATCAAAGAAATTATTTGAATTGTTTCTTAGGAACGCCGCAGAATTAACCATTGATGCGCTATTTTGAATAATCTTATTTCCATAAGGGACAACATTACCTAAGTCTCTATAATTGTTCGCGCCAAATGCCAATCCTACAAAGTTAGGTGCATTGTTACAAATACTCTTATAGTGACCTCTAATGTCTCCTAAATTAATAGAAGTAATTTCACCATTGAACGGGTTATGATCCAAATTGGTTGGGATTTGATAATATGCAACTTTGCTAGGTTGATCACTAAACAGCATTACAACAATTTTTGACTCTAATGCAGGAGTAGTTGATAGGGTAATTTCAGTACCATAACTTGTTAACGCAATAGTGTAGTCAGTATTAGCTAATCGGGAATTGTTAACATAAACAACACTGACTGGCCATGGCGTAGTTGTTTGATCCTTTATCGGGATATCACATTTAAATACTGGATTCAAAGGTGTTCCGGTATATGTATATTCAAAAATTTGATATTGAAAACTTTCAGCCGGCGCTGTTTGCCAACCAATTGCTCTATTATACTCAGTTTGAGTAGTGTAGTTGTACACGTATCCGTCACTTACTGATTTGGAAGTAGATACGCTATTGGATAGATAATTAAATGTTTGACTATTTAAAGTTATATCAAATGTAATATCACCTAAATTATTCAACGAACTATATTTGATTGGGAAGCCTAGTATTGGATCATCTGTTCCCGAACCAATCGCATATTCTATTAAAGTACAGCCCGTAAAGTCATTACTAGGATAAAAATCATTATCACTAAAACTTACACCATTATTATCAAATACATCAAATTTTGGTGGTTGATTTAATCTAGTTTTTGTCTGGGCTTCTATCCAATTGATAGCATCAAACCAATAAGTTTTGCCTGCGGAAGTTTCACCTAATACTATTACTGTTTGATCATTATAGGTGATATCTCCGTCTGGAATCACAGTTAGATTAATAACAGGGTCAGTAGACTCTGATTTTTCTTCAAAGTTTACAAGCCAAATTTTGTTGCGTACTTGTAAGTCAGTGTCACCGGCAAATATGATAGTACACCCATCAAACAAATATGAACTACCACCGTCTGGGCTAAAAGAAGTTTGTCCTGCAACTTGAGTAAATGCATCAGTTGCCGTAAAATTAATAAAGTCAGTATTTGTCTTACTTGTATTACCTGAATTGAATAACTTTATATTAGGATAGAATTCTAAAATAGGTCGTTTGGCTCTACTATCAGGGTTACCCAATGCTTCTAGTGCAATAGGACTGCTGGAGCTGGCTGCTAGTGTAGTGTTTAATACATCAATATGAAACCAACGATTGCTACGGCTCCATCCATTTTTATTTCTACTCAATCTTGATATGGTTAAGTAATCTTGATCTGCAGGATAAGATAATGTTTCTTCATAACTATAAGAGTCATATTCTGTATCATCATAAGGAGTAGTTAGTATTTGACTATACGTTTCTGGTATTTCAAAATCAGTTACGGGTAGCAACTGTATGCCGGTGCCCACACCTTCAACGTAATATTGAGTAGCACCATATTCAATTGGGTATATATTTCCTAAAAATTGTACCTTTAAACCATTCGTAAACTTTACATTATTAGGACTAGTATAAGTTTTTTTACCTAAAATATCGTTAACATTAATTAATCCATTGTCTACTGAGTCTACTAATTTTATAGTACCAATCTTTTCAGGATTTACACCGTCTTGATAATACAAAGTATCTAATGCGGCAGTAAGATGAGGTATTAGTTCTATCGCTCCTAAACTATTTTTAACAAAATTTCTACTAATATACTTTGATCCGTAACGTATACTAAGTTTAGTATTGTCTGGCAATAACCCAACTTGAGACAAACTAATTACGTTATCACCATCAGATGTTGGTATGAAATTAATTTTATAATAATGTTTATTAATTTCAGTTGCTTTACTTACCTCAAATAGACCTTGATTCACTGTACCTGTCATTGAACCAGAAGCAATATTTGTAGAAGTATATTCAACTCCACCGGGTTCTTCACTGACCGAAAATTCAGTAGAACTAAAAATGTAGTTAATGTAATATGTTTGATTGGATGTAATGCCACCAAATGTAACACCCGAAAAATAAATAGCCTGATTAACTACTAAATTAGTTGTGCTGTCACATATAAGAATTCCAGTGTAACCGTTAACATTTGTTACTGTAATATTAATTGGTGTTACAAAACTAGATGAATTATCATATGCTCCATCAAAAAATTGACTTATGTAACCATTTACTCCTGGATTGGTACCATAGAATAAAAGTGTTTTATCTTTTAGATTGAATACGTCATCAATAGACCCGACGTTGCTAACTAGTTTACCATTGATATCATCCCACGATCTTTCTGTAGCTATGTCAATAGGAAAATCGCCGGGTATTACATAATCATTCTGAGCATTAGCATTTGGTACAGTAAATGTCACAGTACCAAATGATTGTCCATTGTTCTCAACCCCATATACGTCACGTGTACTAATATTAGGTTTTGCAACCATGGTCCCTGATATACCGGGCTCAGTTTGAATCCAAAAATCAGAAGTCTGGTCTACCGCAAAAGTATAAGTGCCCCCTCTAACTAAGGTTAGTATAGGGTTAGTTTCTGGTGTAGTATCAAATGTTGTACTAAATTTAAAACCAGTTAATTCATTATCAACTTTGTAGTCTAAACTTTTAAACAACGTAGTATTAGTAATCACTACACTATCTGGCCCAATTGGCAGCCAATAATATTGACTAAAGTTTATAACTTTGTCAAGGTCTACAAAACTATCCCATGAATAAAATTGATTACTAAACAAACTTGTATTGTTATCAGTAATACTTCCTTGTAATTTCAAACTGTCTAAAATACCAGGATAGGTTATCAAATCTACCGCAATCTTAGTATCTTTCTTTTTAAATACAACACTGGGTTCAAGTTGATAATCAGTACGTATCTTATTAGGTTCTACTAGATACTTGTCATTAACTCCTATACCATAACCAAATTTACTTCCAATATAACCTTGAATTCTTCTAAAATCAGGTTGTTGGGTTATTTGGTCTAATGTAGCTGCTAAGAACTGTTCATTAGTTTTTGTCTTAAAAATTTCTGGTAAGAAATCAATTGTTCTAACTTTTGTTACCATTATTATTACCTATGTTATGTGGTCGGAGTTAATTCACTTGGGGTTAGTGCTGAAATCACTGATATATCAGAAGATTGTGCGGCACTAGTAAAAATTTCATAAGGAGCACTATGTATCTCATACAACTCACCAAAACTTAACGTTGGGTCAGTTGGTACTAAAACTACAGAGTTAACCAAGTCTCCTATTGAAGAATGCAAATATGCACTCAATTCGCTGAAATAAAAGGTGTCACCAAAATCCCAGTTATCAATATTGAAATAAGAATTGATTTCGGTTAATACTGCGGTTATAATTTCGCTGTCACTTGCTGTTGTGGTAGTAGATTTTATTACTTTAATCGTAGCACGTAGTTGTGGTGCAGCCTTACTTCCAAACAAAGGCTTAAATCTAGCACTATTGATAATCACGCTATCAGTTAACATTTTGTATTCATTAATGTTACTATAAGTTTGTGTCAACTCGTTAATGGTAGGTCTTGCAGGTTCAGTGATACTACCGGTAGTATCTTGTATCCAATTTGTATATTGTGTATAATAACTTTGCGTAAGAACATACAAATCAATAATATTTGATGTTGCAGGATCGATACGAGTAGTTTCACCGGAAATATGTTTATATTGGAAGTATAAACCTTGTCTACCTGTCTTAACTAGAAAATCAGTTTGTAACTCTAAATTTACAATATTTGCACTAGTAGTATCGTTTACTGATTTGTAAAACTTACTTTCTAATACTGCATAGTATATTTGTCCAACTGGATATTCATATTTAATTATTGCGATATCAGCTTGTGTCCCGTATCCATATACTACGTCAGTACTCGGAATCATCTCATATCTTGCTAACAAATTAGCATCAACTAATCTTTGAAAGAATACAAAATTTTTAGTATTCCTAGTTCCTGGAATATAACCAGTAAAGTCAATAAAGAAATCTGGGTTTTTAAAACTACCCGCTGTTGTTAAATCGGCAGTACTAACTTCAATACTAAAGTCATCTACATAACCATCTGACTCAACAGTTTGACCTATTACGTTTAACTTTGCATCTCTAGGGAAAGGATAATTGAAGTTTGGTTGCGTGTTGACTTTTAATAAATTTACAAAATCTTGTAATAGTTTACCGGTAGAAGGATCATATATTACTTTGTCTCTATCAAATGTAAATCTAACTTCACTGACACTACCAAAATAATATGCTACATTACGCCACACTACTAAATATCTACCAAAACTTATGCTTTGAAAACGTACAAAATAATTTGTATCACCGTATGTGCTAGTAGACCAACGTTCTTGGTTTGCTAACAAACTATTATCATATACTAAACTAAAGTTTTGATTCAATCTCATTTTAGTAGTACATTCAGACAACAAGGTAGCACCAAATATATTTGTAAAGCTAGGGATAATCACACTTAATATTGCACCATCTGGAACACTGTTTGTTAATGTTACAGGTCCAACACCGTTGTTTAAGTTTCCTTGTCCCGCATTATATCCGTCATTCACAACACCGGCACAGCTTGTCCAAATAGAAGTTTGATCGCTTGGTAAAGGTAAGCCGGCGATCAATCTATTATCTGGTCCAAAGTAATAACCACTCGGAGCAACAAAGCCTAACAATGCACCTTCTGTTATGTACTTTACATTTCCAGAAGAATAAATGCCAACTGAGATTGGTATAGAATTTTGATAGAAGTAACCAGTAGACTCACCTGAATTATTACTTGTTTGATTCCAATATACATTGCTACCCATAGTTTCAGGATTTACTAGATATCTAGTATATGCTTGAGTATAGTATTGGTATGCACGTTCACCACCTAATTCGTTAGGTAAATATGATGTTAAGAAACTAGTGATATCATTAACTGTGCTAACAGCTAATAAAGTAAACCCGTCATTGAGGTCTTCGTATAAACCACCGTCATCAGCAAAATCATTAGTGCTAGAATATTTGGCACTTGGGTCTAATAAATCAAAGTTACGACTTACACCAATGCTACTGCGATTGATCGCTTTACTTTTAATAATTGAACTATACAATGTATAAGGAAAATTGTTATAATCTTCACCATTAACCATACGATTTTGTGTATAGAAACGTTGAGGTGCTCTTAATTTAATATCAGCTAATGTTTCACGTGCTTGCGCTGTACTTATAGGAAGTTGTAAGTCTAGAGTTATAGTTAATGTTTCATTACGACCATTACGGCTAACATAAGGTATGTTTACTGTTATTGATTGGAACTCGCTAGGATCAATTACATACGTTAATCCATTGCCTGCACGTACATATGCAACAAAGCTACCTACTGGTACTGCACTAAATACCCCGTCTCCAAATACATAAGTTACTTGGTCATTGGTTCTACTATTAACTGAATATACCTTTTTAGTACTTGATAGTTTTTGCAATGATGCATTTGCATATACACTTTCAACTTGAGTCCACTCAGTAAATGTATCAGTGTTTGCATTTACTTCATATAACCATGTATCTGAATTATTAATACCAAGAATATCAATGTCCACTGTTTGATTACTAATTTGTTCTAATACTGTAAAGTTGTATGTTTGTAATGTACCTTGTTTAAAGTACATAAAGAATCCTGTATTTGGGCTACCATATCCCAATTTGTCATTTCTATACACTATGTTAAAGTTTGTACTATTACCCGGCGGTATTTCGTATACATCATCACTATCAACGCTGGTAACACTAACACCCTCAAAGTTCATAGATATTCCATCAACTGTGGAACTAAACGGGATAATAGGAGTAGTACCATTAGCCAATACAATACTGTATTCGTCTGTTTTTATGTCTAATAAAGTTTGACTATTGCCTGGTTTTCCTACTCGTTGCGTATCAATCAGTGCCGCATTAATAATAGAATTAAATTGTTCTTGCCAGTTTGGATTTGCCGGGTCATTCCATAATATAGTTAAGTTACTTAAGTTTAAGTTATTGATATCACGTACTTGTTCGCTAGTAGAAATTGAGGTTATCTTGGCAAATCCTTGCCCTGCAATGTTTCTTTTTGGAGTATAGCTAACTAGGTTAGCAAGTTTAATAACGCTGTCTCTACGTTCAGCAGTATCAATAAAGTTTTCACGGGTGTTAAGGTCGCTACGGAATGATAACGCTTGACCCATATAGGCCATAACGTCTAATAATGCTACGTATTCACTACTTTCTACGTAGTCATTAAATGTTTCAGGGTAATATGTTCGTAAGTAATCTACAAAAGTTTTACGAATAGTTTCGTAATCATAGCTTTGGAAATCCGCTTGGCTATAATTTTTATAGATTGCTTTCCAATCATTTACACCAAAAATACTTGATTGTCTTGAACTTGTGGCCATACTGTAATCTCTTTTAAGTATTTATCATACATAAAAACAGTGGTTTTGTTAGACAGAGAATGCTCTACTAGCGTTTTGATCAAATAGAATGGATAACTGTTGCACGTTATTGAATGGAGAAATTGCAAATTCTACTTCAATTAATATACCGTTTTCTTCTGGATAAGATACGACACTGTTTAGATTAAGTCTAGGATCTAATGCCGCTATTCGTCTTATTTCTGCTTCCAATTGTATTTGAACATCAAATGTATTTGGCTCAAAGACAAAACTCCACAATGATGTTCCATAGTCAGGTCTGCCCGGCTTTTGACCCTGCGGGATATTTAATGCATTCAACAAATCCTGTACTACTAATTCTTCATCTACTGTTCTAAACTTTTTGTTATAACGAATAGGATTAGTTATAGATCCGGCGCCGCCGTCTACTCCGGAGTTTACTTGAGTTTTTCTTACTGCATCTACTGCTTGTGTGCTGAATCCAATGAATGTTGGCATATGTTATCCTATTATAATATTTATGCAGACGTTCCAGTGGCTAACCCTGCTATTTGTGTTCTAAGTTGTTCAATTTTTTGTAAGCACTCTTTATACGGTGCTTCAGCAGATTGTGCCTCGCTAGAATTAGAACCATATTTTTCTACAGCATCAAGGTATTTTTTACGCAAGTCCCATTGTAAATCTTCTTGTGTAGTCAGGTCACCTTTTAATGTATCATACTGTTTTATCATTCCTGGATCATTTGCATTTTTAGGAATGTTCAGTGATCCAAAGTTTAAAGGGGGTATTTTTGGATCGCCTAATAATGTTTTACTTTGACCAAGAATTGATTGAAAGTTGAAACTATCTTTAGCGACAGTAGGGGCTTTAACACTGACCGAACCACCGGACCCTAAACTTGCTAATGCTCCTTGCAAGTCTGCGGCAGCACCTCCTGGTAGTCCACCAGTTGCCATAGATGTAAGATTCATTTTACCTGCAATACTTAATGCATTTTTTGCTAATGATAGTGTAGCTGGGTTTATGCCCACACTTGCTAACGCTGCTGTAGTTCCGGCTTGTATCAGTTGATTTTGTAACTGGGGACCTAGACTAGGAATTCCATTTGGTATGCTTCCTGTTACTGATTGAAGTGCTTGATTTACACCTGCTGTACCAACTGATGCATTGCTTGCTCCTGGTAACCCGCTAACTACATTTGTAACTGCTCCTGCACCACCTGGTATATTTGGTATTCCTGGAATTCCTGCGCCTGCTGCCTCTTTGAGTGCTGCGTTTAAATCAGCATCTGCACCTTCACTACCCGCAGTTGCTAAGTTTTGTGGCTTATTAGCTGTTAGTGCTTTAAAGCCTCCTGTAATTTTAGCAAAGGCTCCGGCTGCGATACCTTTAAGACTATCACCTATCTTTATCCCACCTAATGCTCCTAATGCTTTGTCTGCTAAGTTGGCAGCAAAATTTCCACTAGCCATGGCATTTTTTACACTGCCTCCTATATCATTTGCTTGTGTACCTAATTTACCAATAGCACCAGTTAAGTTATTTTTTAAATTAGATATATCGCCGGTCGCAACTTTACTCAAATCAGATGTTGGTGACATTGCGTTTTGAGCAAACTGTAATGTAGCGCCAATGCCCACTGTGGCTGCACTCAACATTATTCCTGCTGTTTGTGTTGGACTTTCTTTTCCAGTAATCATCCCTACAGATTTTAATGCTGATTGACTTTGATTTAATAGTCTTGATGCTACACTAGTTTGTGCTTGGGTATTGTTAATGAATCCGGCAACAGAATTTACTCCATCTTTGCCCGTCCAAACATTTGGGGGCATTGCTTGAGCAAGTGTTTTACCTGATTGTAATGCTGCATTAATTGCAACATCTGCGCCAGGCTTAAGATTTCCTGCTGCCACTAATTGTGATGGATTCACACCTAAACTACCCAAAGCGGCTGTAGTTACTCCGGCAGTTGCAACAACTCCTGCTGTTCTTGCTATAGCTGCGGCTGCAGGACCGTTTGCCGCAGTAAGAGCCATTTGTGATAGCATTGCACTTCCAGTAGCGGCACTCATCCCACCAAGAGCGGCACCTACGCCCGGAACTGATGCGGCTAATGCGGCTGAAGTAAGACCTTCGGGTGATACTGATTCTAAAGAAGAATTAACTTGTTGTAATGCGGCTGACGGGTCGCTTGGCAGATTACTATCAGCACCTATATCAGTTTTAACATCAACCCCTTGATTAGCATTAGCCCATGGTGAGTGAGCAGGGGCACGGCTAACAATACTTGCTAGTTTACCCGGGGCAGGAGCGTAACCTTTTGAATTGGAATATAAAGTATCAGTGTGTGCAACGACTGGTAACTGTTTTACTTTTTCAGGAGATAATGAACTTTCTCCGGTATTCAAATGTACATTGGGACCACCTTTAAGATAGTTGGTACCTCCACTTTTAATCATACTATCACCGGCACTTTGAAAACTCATCTTTTCATCTACTTTGACAGTATGACTTCCCATAGTATATTGTTTAAAAGTTGAGCCAACAAATTGATTGGTTGCTTCTAAACTTTCTACATTTACATTAGTAGCAGAAATGTTTAAATCTTTTGCGGCATTGATATTGATATTATTATCGGCATGTAAATTCAAATCACCCTGTGTTCTTATATTAACTGAGTTCGTAGAGTACATATCAATCGTGCCCTCTTTACCCAATTCAATATAACTTTGACCATTAGCGTGAATGATAAACAATGTTTGAGCATAATCATTCATCATTATCATATGACCAGTACTTGTTCTCAATCTTAGTAATTGATCACGACCTTGAAGATCGCCGTCATCCATTACTAATGTATGACCACCGCGTCTTCCGACTACTTTAAAATTATTATCTGGTATATCTTGTTTTTTAACCGCATCTCCAATAGTTTCATCTGTATACCCACCTTGATATATAGGTCTACCGGGAGTACTCATACCAAATACTCTACTAGGGCTTTCACGCTGACCACTACTAGATATTGCGCCTCTATCTGGATCTCTAATTAACCCTTGTTTGTTCAATATAGCCGCTTGCCAGCTATGCACAGGTCTAGGTTGATCAGTAAGTACGGGACTATTATTCTGTTTTGTGTTAGCATTATTATATTCGCTGACAGGCAATCTTGTAGCGCCACCGTAACCATCTGCTTCCCCTGTATTAGGTATAACATTACTGCTTGCACCAACAGCAGGGGTCATATGTATCAAACCTTCTATAGGTATTCCACCTATGTAGTATCCAAAGTTTGGATCACCGTTAACAAATATACATACAACTTGCGTGCCTATATCAGGTGGCGTGGCCCAGAACCCATAGCTATTTGGATTATTGATATATTTACCGTCACTATCAGGGCTACCTGTATTAGGAGTATATCCAAAGAAAGGACTCATATAACTTACTGTAGTCCAGTATGCGGGATTATCATCTTCTGAACTATTCAAGCGATTTATATAAACTTGTATCTTACCTGAATGCATGGGGTCAACATTATTTTTGACAATGCCAATAACAGGGTGAGGTATAAGGGAAGCACCACCTCTATCGTCTTGGTATGCTTTAAATGTACCTCTTAGTTTTACTATATCTTCACTCATTAATTTACCTTTGTATTATCTACCGCGTGGTGTTACTGATCTGGTTCTGTTTGAAGTATCATAATTTCTTGCGGCACCTCTACCAAAAATTCTACTCTTATTAGTTTCTCTAGTATCATCTTGCATTGGCGTATTCACAAATGCTGATTCGCTACCTGTTATCATTGAATTAGTTTGATCATCGACAGGACTAGCTGGTATATTATTTTTAATTAGGTCTAATCGTCTAGGATCTGTTGCCGCAAACGATCCTGAATTTTCCCAATTGTTACGGCCTGCACCTGGATCAAATTTGCCAAAGTTTGGTGTAGTTTTTTGATATTGTTCTCGCTGGTCATCGGGTGCTTTTACTGTAGGAGTAGAAGTAATACTAGGGAAGTTAGGCAATATAGTTTTTAAATCTTGAGTAAATGTGCCTTTTGAAAATCTGCTAGTCACTTGCAATATCATATAAATCATTCTACCTTTAGATAAAGATTTTATCGGTTCTGGATAATCCCAAAATACTATATTGCTATTTGGATTTAATAACCCGTTTTCTGAATATTCTTGTGCCCCTGATTCATTATATGTAGCGTTATAATCTTCTACTTGTTTGAAATCCACTTCAATAAATACTTGCCCGCTATTAGGATTGATAGCAAAATCATCTCCATAAAATTGTTGAGTGATTAATTTTACGGGCCCTGAACTTGATGGCATTAGATAATCAGGATCTCCTAATATCTGTATCTGTGCGTTTAATTGATCTTTAGGGCTGTACAAGAAAGTTTTGATGTTATTCTCGAACTCAAAAGTACCGGGTAACTTACCGGTTGCATCAGCGGCTTGTCCAGGTACCGCTTTGTTAGGAGCACTATCTTTTATGTTAGCATTTGCGGCTGCGCTCATTAAGGCTGCTGTATTGAAATATAACAAATTGTATTGTTGTTCATATTTTAAAATTTCAGAATTTTGTCCTGTGTAAAAATATTCATATATTTTAGAAGCACCTGGATATGAAGTAGTTGCCCCTGTAACTAATGAACGAACATATGGTACTTGATATTTTTGTATAACAAAATTGATATTATAAGCATAATCATTACGAATCGTATCTTCACCAATTATTGATACTTGCGGTGTTATGTTCCACCATGCCAAAGGTCTAGCTAAGTTTTTTTCAAATTCGGGAGTGTTCTCTAATGCAGTTTCAATATTTTCTTTTTCTAATACTTCCATTGCATCACGAATATATGTACTTTGACTTATAATTTGATCTATAGCTGTTAAAATAGGCGTTCCACTGTTTATCTGTATCAATCTTTTGTTTTTTTCTACTGTGCTAGATTGTTGACTTTTTCTTACATTACTGCCGCCTGCATTATTTACTTTTGCTATAGGTGCTCGACTTTTTAAATAGTTGTCTTTTCCAACTATTTTTGCATCTCCAATTTCAGAATTGTTAAAATATACTGAATAACTATCTGCTACTGTTTGTTTCTTTTCGCTAGTTTTCGCATTAGTTAATTCATTTTGTTGTTTAGTTATTTTCTTAAACAAATCTTCTATTGCTGACTTAACAGTATCTGCTTGAATTTCGATTGGTGATTGTGTTATGCCTCGCTTTACACCAAAACCAATTTGTTCATTTATAGCTTTGGCTTCTACATCATACACAGTAACCTTATTATCCAATCTAAAATTGAATTTAGTTATAACTATTGGAAAAGCACGTTCAAAGGCTGCTACTTCATCTGTTTTAGTATAAGTAGCTTTGGTATCATTAATAGATTGAGTTACTATTTCACCGTTTACGTCATAACCATAAAATCTAATGACTAATAAGAAAGGAGTATTAAGTGCTTCAATTTGTTGACTTATATCTTTTTTGATTTTAGATTTTTGTTGTAGTTCTATTTCTGCCTTTACCAATCGTGACGGGAATGTCATTGCATATGGTTCATAGATTTTAAATTTGAATCCAGTATTGTTAGTAGCAGTAGAAGTTTCTTTAGCATTAATCTTTCCTACTATTTCTAAATCATCAATTGTAAAATCATAGTTAAACCAACTATTTCTTGGGCTGTCTAAACCAGAAGTAATTCCGCCACTTTGCACAATCAATTCTAAATCTTTTATCTGCCAAGTTCCAGTTACATTATAGTTGTTGAATGCTTCTGGATTCATTGCGTAAAGGCTTAATTTGTAAGTCACACTACTAAAGTGACTAAGTGGATTCCAGGTTCTTCTTTCTAGCTTTGAAGGGCCCGTAGAATTATTAGTTCCTTTATCAAATAATAAGCGATCATCTGTTGCCATATTATAAACCTAATGCCGTTTTAAGATTGTCAAACTGTGGCAAATAGATATTTACCCCGGGCACAAAATCAAAAAGAGGATCTTTTAATGTGTTAGGATTTCTTTGAGCAAACACCCACCAAAGTCTACCGTCACGGTACAAATCAAATGCAAGTAAATCAGGACGCATGTTATATGCCAATGTTATTTCCCAAAGAGGATCCAATGAATTCATTGGAACAGGTCTATTGGTCATAGTATCTAAAAATTGATTGTTATATACCTTGGTAAGATAGTATGGGCTAGATTGTGGGTATGACATTACCAAATACCTCTCTTTAATAATTCGCCTGATGCATATTTTTCTAAACTGAAGTTTTGAGCAATATCTGCGCGGGTTACTACTGGGATAGCATTTAAACTTAATTCTATTTTAGTTGGGACATAAGTTGCCGTACTATTAGATAATGAATTCCATGTAGGATCTTTTGATATACCACCAATTGGGACTCTATTTGATAATGCTCTTAATTTTGCTACTAATCCGGCTGCACTACCTGTATCTTTGGCTGCATATGCACTTACATTTTGTCCAGCCCATTGAGTAGTGCTTCCTGCACGAATGTAATCTACATCTCTAGGTAAATTATATTGAAATGATGTTAATAATATAGGGTGGTCACTAAATTGATATTGACCATAACCTAACAAGTAACATAATGGCGGAGGTGTGCCTGCTCTTGGGTCTCTTGGGTTTTTATCTTGTCCATAAAACATCTTAGTAACAGATTTGAAAAAATGTATTACTGCTAACATATATAATGCTTCAGTGGTATCTTGTGCAGTAAATTCAGCAGTAATTTGTATTTCTTCTACTGAACTATTTTTGTAGAAATATTGTTTATAGTTGGTATGTGTTAGATCGCTAGGATCATAATTAGCCTTATATGATATATTAATCTGTGGAGTATACGGAAAAATTACGCCACTAGTTGCTTTTAAGGGATATAATAAATCTCCTTCTACAGCAGTGTTATACAAATAGTTAGCCTGTTGTGCAAGTTTTAGTCTAATTCTCCAATCATCTTGTTGGCGTGCGTTCTTTTGAGTTTGTGCAACTGCTTTAGACCTAACTGAGTTTGCATTTATACTTCTACTGTTAGGGGGTGCTGGATTATTAGAAAGTAACTT